GGATAGCTGAGAAAATGATAGAGTTATTTTGCGGCATAGAACTAAAGGATGTTATAAAAATCAAAGCATCTGATATTTCTGATATGGTAAGCCACTTCAATAAATTGTTTTCTGGGAAGCAAAAGTTTGAACACAGATTTAAGATAGGAGATTTAGAGTTTGGATTTGTGCCGGACTTAGAGAATATATCTTGGGGTGAGTATATTGATATAGAACGCAATCTTACAGATTGGGACACGATGCACAAAGCTATGGCAGCAATGTATAGACCTATCACAAAGCGTAAAGGAGAAAAATACGAAATAGAAGAGTACAACGGTACTGCTAACTATTCGGAAGTAATGAAGTACGCACCTTTAAATGTAGTGTTTGGTGCATCGGTTTTTTTTTGGACTTTAGGAAGCGAATTGTTGACGGCTTTAATGGACTATTTGGAGAAGGAGATGAAGGGGATGGACTTAACGACTATTCAGAGCAAACTCAATTTGCAAAGCAATGGGGATGGTATCAAAGCATATATGCACTCGCTAAAGGAGACGTTACAAGATTTGACGCAGTCACCAGAGAACCATTGGTTAAGTGTTTGACCTTACTAACATTTGAGAAGCAAAAGACGGAAATAGAAATAAGACAAATTAAAAAGCAACAACAAAAATGGTAGGATTCTACACAATCATAGATAAGTTAAAGACGGAGTTAAATAGTTCTCCGTTTGTTAATTCAGTTACAGAGGGTTCAATATTCAATGTTGATTTAGCTAAACAAACTATATTTCCTTTATCACATATTATGGTTAATACTGCAACGTTTGAGGAAAACGTAATGAGGTTTAACGTTAGCATTATTGCAATGGATATTGTGGATATATCAAAAGACGAAACTACAGATGTATTTAGAGGTAACGATAACGAGCAGGATGTATTGAATACTCAGTTAGCAGTATTACAACGAGTATATGAGGTAATGAGACGAGGCACGTTATATACTGAATTGTTTCAAGTAGATGGCAACCCAAGTTGTGAACCATTCACAGAACGCTTTGAGAATTTGTTAGCAGGGTGGACAATGACCTTTGATGTCTTAGTACCTAATCAGATGAGCATCTGTGATAATGTTAATACGGTTTCAGTTTATAGCCAAGTAGTGGATTTTGACCCATCTAATCCTGTAAGACCGAGATATAACTCTATTCAATATTTATGTGATGGAGAATTCTTAGATGCTTCCTACGGAACAGACGAGCAAAACCTAACGGATTTAATTGCTATGTTTAATCAAGTACCACCTGTACAAGAACAAGCTACGTTTTTAGACTACGGAATTTGTTATGATAATGGAGATGGTAGAGTAAGAATGGAGATGACATTAGAGGCATATAACGCATTTGCTTGTGATGGAACTTTAACACTTAATGTTATACGTGATTAATGCAGAAAGACGAAGTACAAAAGGCTTTAGAACGCTTTAGAGACCACGTAGTAGCACAAGCTAAACGTAACCTTACCAATAAGGATAAAAACGTTTCTAAGAAGCTATACAACTCTATTAGTGGAGAGGTAAAAGTATTTCCTAATTCCATAGGTATGTACTTCGATATGGAAGAATATGGAGCATATCAAGACCAAGGTGTAAAAGGTAAGAAGAGTTCAAGCAAAGCACCGCAATCTCCGTTTAGATTTGGAAGCGGTACAGGTAAGAAAGGCGGCTTAACGGCAGCAATGGAGAAATGGGTTACACAAAGACGAATCCAATTCAAAGATAGAAAGAGCGGTAAGTTTATGAGTTACAAATCTACTGCGTGGTTAATGACCAGAAGTATATACTCTAAAGGAATTAAACCGAGTTTATTTTTCACGAAGCCATTTGAGGCAGCATACAAAAACCTACCAAACGAGTTAATAGATAAATACGGACTTGAAGCAAGTAAACTATTTAACGACATAATAAAACAACCTAAATAATGGCTAATATATCAGCACGTTCTCCGTTTATAGTAGAGATAGATGAAGCAGGGCAAATAGAAACAAAAATAGAATTAAGGATATGGAACGGCACAGGTTCAGCACCTGCGTCTCCAACTTATATCATAAGTAAATTAATTCCTGCACCAAGTGTTACGCAAACGACATACAATATATCTCCTTACATCAAAGAGTTTATACGTCACGCAGGATTCCAAAACAACTACAACAATTACAATACAACTTTAACTTCTACTGAGTGGTGTAATGTACAAGTAAAGAGATATAAAAAGCTAACTACAAGTTTTATTTTAATTGATACTGTAACGCACAGAGCATTTGATGGATATGGATTATACACGGAGGGTTATAACCCAGATTTAGGTGTTTACTTATTAGACCAAAAGACGTATTATTATTTATATGATGCTTCTGCAAACTTAGCTACAGACACTTTAAAAAGAGCAGGTAGTTTTACTTGGTATAATTCGGGTGGAAATAAAGTAAGACACATTGAATTAAATACAGGTACAACGATTACACAAACTATACCAACTGCAGGAGTTATTACAACCTTTAGAGTAAATTCAGTATATTACGATAATGGGAATATTATGCAGATTTTAGATGCAAGTAATAACGTATTGTGGGAGGCTACATTTAAACCAAAGGTAGAATGTAAATATGAGCCTGTGTGTTGCGACTTTATTAATCGTTATGGAGCGTGGCAAAGGGAGTTTTTCTTTAAAGCATCTAAGAATAATATTAACGTAGAAAACACGGAGTATAATTTACTTCAATCCGACCTTGTATATTATGCTCCATTAGAGGGGCAAAGAAAAACTTTCAACACGAACTATTCAGAAACTATTACGGTAAACACGGACTGGGTATCTGAAGACTTCAGCGAGAATCTACGTGAGTTAATGACAAGTGAAAGAATATTGTTAGACAATAGACCGGTTAAACTAAACACGAAAAGCACGGAGTTATTTAAACAGATAAACACGAAAATGATAAACTATACTTTAGAATTTCAGTATGCAAGTGATATAATTAACAACGTGGTATAATGAAAAGAAAAGTACAGATATATATTGAAGGGGAGCGTTTAGAATTATTTGACGATGAAAAGATTTCTATAACATCAAGCATTCAAAACGTTCAAGATATTGCTAAAACATTTACTGATTTATCACAGAGTTTTACCGTACCTGCAAGTGAGCATAACAACGCTATATTTAAACACTTTTACGAGAATGCTATAGATAATAGCTACGACTATCAGGTAAGAAGGGATGCAAAGATAGAGATAGATTTAATTCCATTTAGAACAGGTAAGATACAACTTGAAAAGGCAAACGTAAAAAAGGGTTTATCACATAGTTATAGCATTACGTTTTACGGAGATCTAAGAACGTTACAAGATTACTTTAGGGAAGACAAGCTAAACACTTTAGATATGTCTCCTTACACGCACGAATACAACGGAACGGAGATTAAAACACGAATAACATCAAGTTCAAGTTACGATATACGCTATCCTTTAATATCAAGTGATAGAGTTTGGACTTATGGAGATAACACAAGCACGGACATATCAAAAAATAGTCATCATATACATTACGAAGAATTATTTCCTGCGGTAAGAATAAGCAAAGTATTTCAAGCTATAGAAACGAAATATGATATAGATTTTCAAGGATTATTTTTAAACGACAAGAGGTTTACGAATTGTTACTTATGGCTAAAGAATAAAGATAACTTTGCTTTTTACTCAGATAGGAAAGCATTGGATTTTACTGCGGTAAGCCAAGCAACAGGAGTAGGTACTGCAGCTATATTAGACAGAAATGTTTTAAAGTTTAATTACGACCCTGCAAACTCAATAGGTGGTACAGTACCCGGAATACTTAAACAAATTCAGATTTATCTAAATGCTTACGGAGTAGGTGGAGCAGATGTTACAACGAGTGATGTTTTTATAGATGTATATGAGAATGGAAACCTTATAGCTACGGTTAGCGGTTCTTTTGGTACGGCAGCAGAATACACTACGATTGTAGATTGGGACTTGTCTTTAAATACTGAGTATTCTTTTGTAGGTAGAGCAGAAGGTGATGTAATTGTAGATTATTGGTGTGATTTAACTCTATTAATTAATGGTTCTCCTACAGACCAAAACGGAAACTTTAACGATTACGCAGTAGTAACGATTGCTCAAAATACATTTACAAAAGACTTAGATATTTCTGGCAATTTCCCAGAGATGAAGATAAGTGATTTCGTAGCAGGTGTATTAAAGCAATTCAACTTAACTTGTTATGGTTTATCTCCCACTATATTTCAGATTGAACCTTTAGAGGATTGGTATAGCAAAGGAAGAATAATAGACGTAACAAAGCATATCGATATAGATAGCATAGATTACGAGCGTGTAAAGTTGTATAAGAAAATAGGGTTTAAACATTTAAAAAGTGCTACTATTCTAAACACACAATTTGCAGCTAATAACAATCGTGAGTATGGAGATTTAGAGCAGATATATGATTACGATGGCGGTGATTATGTTATACAATTACCTTTTGAGAATCTTTGCCACCAAAAGTTTACAGGAACGGACTTACAAGTAGGTTACTCTTTAGATAAAACTTTTGCACCTGTTATTCCGCAGCCTATTTTGTTATATATGAACGAGCAAAAGACGGTATCGTTCTACTTTAATGATGGAACTACAACAACTGAGATTACAAACTATATGCCTTTTGGTCAGGATTTAATTTATAACTCTTCAAGATATACGTTAAACTTTGGACAAGATAATAGCACATTCTTTTTAGAACCTATTGAAAGAAACATATTCAAGGTATATTACTATAACTACTTAGCTAATTTATACTCTAAGAAACAAAGGTTAGTAAGTTGTAAAGGATTATTTCCTACTCCTATTCTTACAAGTCTAAAGATGAACGATAGGATATTAATTAGGGACAAAAGATATATCATAAACGAGATAAAAACGGAAACAACTACAGGAGATGTAGATTTAGTCTTGCTAAATGATTTTCGTTCTATAAAGGCATTAAACGCACCTAAGACAGGAAAGGGAGTATTGAGCGTAACCGTAGGTGTGTTATTACCTACTGGAGTAACTGAAGTTGCTTTAGATATGGGGACTACAGGTGTAACGGCAAGTGCTGCTACTATTACTCAAGATACGGATGTTATATTTACTTATCCTGTAGTAACTCCAAGTTATACTATTATCGCAGAAAACACGGATGATTTAATAACGGAGTTTAATCAATACCTAAGAGGAGAAGAAGGAAACACTAACGTTTACAATATAGAATTAACTTATACTAACGAGGATGGAAGCACAGAGGTAGACATCCTAACACTAACACAAGAAGTATGATTAAGAATATTTTAGAACTGCTTAAGATAGACGATTTCTACGGAAAAACGGAGTTTATAGACATAGCAAAAGGTAAGTATAAAATACCTAAAAGCGTACGTGAAGCATACAAACAAGGTAAAAGAGAGTTAAAGAGTAAAAGACGTAAGTAATGGCTGAAAAGAAAGTAATAGAATTAGAGGTTAAGAGTGACTCGTTAGGCAGTCTTAAATCACAACTAAGAGCAGCACAGAATGAGGTTACTGCTATGGCAGAAAAGTTCGGTGCAACTTCTGAACAAGCCGTTAATGCAGCGAAGAAAGCAGCAGAATTAAAAGATGCTATTGGAGATGCTAAAGCGTTAACAGATGCCTTTAACCCAGACGCTAAATTCAATGCGTTATCTGCTTCTATTGGCGGTGCGTTAAATGGATTTCAAGCCTTTGAAGGTGCTTTAGGTTTAGTAGGTGTAGAATCTGAAAATGTACAGAAGACCTTATTGAAGGTTCAATCTGCTATGGCACTCTCTCAAGGTCTTCAAGGGTTGATGGAAGCTAAAGATAGCTTTAAGCAATTAGGAGCAGTTGCTATGGATGCATTAAAAGGAATCCGTACAGGTCTTTTGTTAACAGGTATAGGTGCTTTTGCAGTTGTTTTAGGAACAATTGCGGTATATTGGGATGACATTAAAAAAGCTATAGGTGGTGTAACTGAAGAGGAAAAGAAATTAGCAGATTTTAGACGTAAACACGAACAAGAAAGAAGAGATTTTGTTGCAAAAGAATCTAAAGATTTTGCATCTTCTTTAGCACAACTAAAAGCCACTAATAAAGGTAGTAAAGAGCGTTCTGAATTAATAACTGAAATAAACAAAAAATATGGAACTACTTTAAAGAACTTATCGGATGAAGCAGCATTTCAAAATCAGATTAACAAAGAATTAGAAAACTATCTAAAATATCAAACGGCTAAATTTAAGTTACAAGCGAATGAAGATGCAATAGTACAAAACTTAAAAACGCAGTCTAAATTAAGACAAGAAATTGCACAATCAGAAAAGGATTTAGCTAAAGCAATTCAAGAGGGTGCGGGTAAAACTAGACGAACATTAGAAGATGGTGTTTTAACTACTATAGATGTAAATGAACAGGCTTCTATTGCAGCGGAAAAAGCAGCTAAAAAAATTAGAGAAAGTGAAAAGGCTTTAGCAGATGCAGAAAAGCGTTTTGAGAATTATGGTAAGGCAGCGTTAAAAGCTGGAGATGATATTGCTAAACTCACTAATAATGGTAAAAAATACGTTGAGCAAAACAAAGAAGTTGTAACAAAAACAAAAGAAGCTACTGAAGAATTACAAAGAAACGCAGATGAAGGTGTATTAAAATTAGATACACAAAAAGCAAAAGAAATTGAAAGTGTAAATAATGGCGAACAAGCTAAATACAATTATTTAGTTTATTGGGGTAATTTAACAAATGATTATTACAAAGAACAAGCAGCTAAAAGAGAAGCTGAAATTCAAAGAAATAAAGAATTTGCATTACAAACGGCACAAGATACACTTTCACTAATTAATAATATAGCTGAAGTATATGGTAAACGTGGAGAGAAACAAGCTAAAAGAGCATTTGAAATTCAGAAAGCTGCGAGTATAGCAAGTGCATTAATTACAACTTACCAGAGTGCAGTTAGTGCATATCAATCTCAGTTCTTGCCATTGCCCGACCCATCCTCACCAATTCGTGGTGCTATTGCTGCGGGTGTAGCAGTTGCTGCGGGTTTAACAAATGTTGCTAAAATATCATCTCAAAAGTTTGAAGGCGGTGGAAATTCTTCAAGTCCTACTCCGACTCCTGCGCCAAGTGGTGGTACAGGTGGCTCTGTGATTACTCCTAGTTTTAACATAGTAGGAAATGCACAAGCTACAAATCCGTTAGCAGGTTTAGGAGAAGGATTAATTCAAGCCTATGTAGTAAGTGGAGATGTTACGACTGCTCAGTCTTTAGATAGAAACAGAGTGAATAACGCAACGTTTGGATAATTATAAAGTTATTAGGATATGAATAAGATAATAGAATTAGTGATAGACGAGAACGATGAGATGAGCGGAATAGATGCCGTTTCTGTGGTTAGTTCTCCTGCGATAGAGGAAAACTTTATTGCGTTACATAAACACGAAGTAGAGTTGAAAGAAATAGATACTGAGAAGCGTATCTTAATGGGTGCTGCTTTAGTGCCTAATAAACAAATCTACAGACGTAATGATAAAGACGAAGAGTATCACATCTATTTCAGTAAGGACACGGTTAGAAAAGCATCTGAGTTATTCTTAATGAGAGCAAACCAAAATAACGCTACATACGAACACGATAAAAAATTAAGTGGAATGAGTGTGGTAGAATCGTGGATTATCGAAGATGAGAAAAAAGACAAGTCTGCAAAATACGGATTCAGTCTACCGGTAGGAACGTGGATGATTTCTATGAAGGTAAACAATGATGAGGTATGGAAAGACGTAAAAGAAGGTAAGGTAAAAGGATTTTCTATAGAAGGTTACTTTGCAGATAAATACGAAATGAGCCTTAATCCTGCAGTTACTGAGCCACAAAATGAAGATGAATTAATTGAGAAGTTAAAAGAAATTCTTAAAGACGCTTAATGAAAATACCATATTTCATAAGATATTCAGATGTTACTTCTTTAGATACTACTGATGGGCTATATATAGAAAACTCAAGTGGTAATGCAGAAAAGATATTAGTATCGGATTTTATAACATACTTAAACACTTCTTTAGCACCGCCTGTAGCAATAGACAATTTTGTGTTCGTAACTCAAAAATCTGACTTACCTACACCATCTGCTGGGGTAATCACATTGGCTGATGGAGTTACTTACTTCTTTACAGATGAGGTGGATCTTACTGGGGATAGGTTAGTATGTGGAATCAATACTACTATATTAGGAGGCTCTTCTGAGAATTGCAGAATCAAATCAACTGGCCTTGTTGGAACTGCACTAATTACATCTAACTATTCACTGCCAATAAGAAATATTACAATTGAGGCAAACGTAGCTTTAAACCTTGATGGGGATGGCACTACTACGGCATTAGATTGGTTTGGTGTAAACTTTACAGATTGTGCTACTATTGGAACTATCAGAGACTATACTAATTTTATTATGCAAGATGGTGCGTTCTTAAATAGTGGAGGGATGACATTTGATGGAACTATAGGTACGGTAGGTTTTAGTCAATGCCTTTTTGATAATTACTCTTCTACTACTGCCATCATTATTGCTTCTACTTGTACTATTTCAAGACGATTCAGAGTTATATACTCTTCATTTGTTACTTTATCAGGCGAAACATCTATAAATGTAAATGCAAGTGCTACCATTGGTGATGAGAGATATATTTTAGACACGGTGAATTTTAGTGGTGGTGGCACTTATATTAGTGGGGTAAATCAGACATCTAATAAAGCATTGTTTACGACTTGCGTAGGTATTCAAAACACAAGTACGAGAGGATTCTATTATATGGTAAATAACACAACCGATACACCTATCGGAGTGCCTAATGTTAATGTTTGGGTTAAGGCTTTAGGAACTACAACGGCTGACTCGAACAATTCTAAATTTACACATACAAATAATAGATTAACATACATAGGTGCTTTTAATACTTCGTTTTTAGTTACTGTTAATACGGCAGTTAGGGCATCAGCAGCTAATCAAAATATTAGTATTGGAATAGCAAAGAATGGTGCTATATTATCAAATTCAGAGATGACAATCAGAACAGGAACAGCTAACCAAGAGCATCCAGGTTCTACTCAATTTCAAATTGACCTAGTTAGTAATGATTTTGTAGAGTTATTTGTTAGGAATTCACAATCAACGGATGTTAGAGTCTCAGACTTGAATTTTTCAGTAGTTAAAATTTTAGTATAAATAAATAAAATAAACAATGGCAAAACAAAAAACACCAAGTAAGACAAGTCCTAAAGGCGGTAAAAGAGGATGTTTATGTGATAACGGAAAATACCACAAAGATTGTTGTAATGGAGACTTACAGAATCAAGGTATAGGTTCATTGGTTCAGAGTAATGATAGTATTACTTACAACATAGTACCACGAAATATTGGATAAAAATACAACAGATTAAAAACACGAAAGTTATTAAGTTATAAATGTTAAATATGAAAAAGAACGTAATCAATCAAATTAAAGAACTTCTTGGGATGGAAGTTAAATTGGCTGCTATGAAACTTTCCGATGGAATGACTATTCTAGAAGCTGAAGTATTTGAAGCAGGAGCAGAAGTTTTTATAGTTGCTGAAGATCAAAAAATTGCTTTGCCTGTAGGAGAGTATGAATTAGAAGACTCTCGAATCTTGGTAGTAATCGAAGAAGGTATTATTGCTGAAATTAAAGATGCAGTTGCTGAAGAAGAACCAATGGAAGAGCCAGAGGTAGAAATCGAAGTTGAAGCAGAAGCAGCAGCACCGAAAGAAATTAAAAAAACGGTGGAGTCTATCGTTAAAGAAACGTTCTTCTCAGAAATGGAAGCACTTAAAATCGAAAACGAAGAGTTGAAAGCTAAGTTAGAAATGTTTTCAAAAGTTGATACTACTACAGAAGTTGCTACTGAAGAAACTACTGAAGAGATTAAGGTAGAATTAGAGGAAGTAACTCCTATAACTTTCAATCCTGAGAATAAAACACCAATAGAAGTTATAAAATTCGGACAAAAACGTGGTATGTCTACGATGGATAGAATTTTAGATAAGTTAAGTAAATAATTTAAAAACATAAAAAAATGTCATTAACAATTACAGGAAGTACTTATGCAGGCGAATTCGCAGGTAAGTACATTGCAGCAGCACTTTTGTCTGCTCCAACATTAGAAAAAGGTGGACTTACTATCCATCCTAACGTAAAATTCAAGCAAGTAATTCAAAGAGTTTCTACAGGAAACGTTATCGCGAATGCTTCTTGTGATTTCTCGGATTCAACTACAGTAACTTTAACTGAGCGCGTATTAGCTCCTGAGGAGTTCCAAGTTAACCTACAACTTTGTGCTTTAACTTTGGCTGCTAACTGGCAAGCGACTGAGATGGGTTATTCAGCTTATAACTCAATCCCTAAGTCTTTTGAAGATTTCGTTTTGGCACACGTTGCTGAGAAAGTAGCTTCTTCTATGGAGACTACAATTTGGACAGGTGCTAACGCTACTGCAGGGCAGTTCGATGGTATCTCTACACAAATTGCTGCTGACGCTAACTTACCTTCTGCTCAAGAAGTAGGTGGTACTACAGTAAACGCAGGTAACGTAGTTGCTCAACTTGGTTTAATCGTTGATGCTATTCCTGCTCGTCTTTACGGACAAGAAGATTTGAAACTTTATGTTTCTCAAAACATCTACAAAGCATATGTTCGCGCTTTGGGTGGATTTGGTGCTTCAGGTTTAGGCGCTAACGGATACGATAACAAAGGAACTAACCAAGTTCTTGGTGATGTATTCTTTGATGGTATCCAAGTATTTATGGCTAACGGACTTGCTGCTAACACAGCTATTGCTACACCAACTTCTAATCTACACTTCGCGACAGGACTCTTAAATGAGATGAATGAGGCGCGTGTGATTGATATGCGTCCAATCGACGGAAGTCAAAATTTCCGTGTAATTATGCGTTTCACGGCAGATGCTAAATATGGATTTGCTGAAGATATCGTTACTTACGGAATCACTAACTCGGCTAACTAATCTTAGTCAATAAAAGATAATTTGGGAGGGGTTAACGCTCCTCCCTTTTTTATAACATTTAAAACTTAAAAAAATGAGCTGTGATATTGCTAATGGTAGGCTTGAAGCCTGCAAGGATTCGGTTGCAGGATTAGATGCAATCTATATTATTAACTATGGGGCATACGACTCCGATAGTGATGTTACCTATGATGGTACATATGAAGACTTGATTACTGATGTACAAGGAGTAACAAACCTTTATAAATACGAATTGAAAGGTGCTAACTCTTTTGACCAAGCAATTACATCTTCAAGAGATAATGGTACTACTTACTTTGAGCAAACTTTGAGCGTAACACTTAAAAAGCAAGATGTTCAAACGCATAAGACAATTAAATTGTTAGCTTATGGCAGACCTCACATCGTAGTAAGAAATCGTAACAACCAATTCTTCTTAGCAGGATTGAAGAGAGGAATGGATGTAACGGCAGGAACTGTTGCTAATGGAACTGCAATCGGAGACCTTTCTGGTTATACTTTGACATTCACAGGGATGGAGAATGTAGCTGCAAACTTCCTTGATTGTGCGACTGAGGCACAACTTGCTGCTATGTTTGATGGTGCTGCTATTGTAACTGCATAGTTTTTCTTTCATAATAGTTGGATTAGGGTAGCTTCGGTTACCCTTTTCTTTTTTAAAACAATTTGATGTGCTTTAAGTTATTATAGTATGATAGTATTAAATGTATCAGAACTTAGTCAAGTTATTAGCTTTATTCCGCGAGAGGAAAGCTACGATACTTTGGAGTTAACTGATGAGCAAACAAATGATACGACTGAAGTAGAAATATTGGATTCTGTAGTGGGAGAATATTATCACACTATAGAAGCTATATTTGATTTAGTTGAAAATCATTTCTATATGTTGGTATTAAAAAACGGAAGTGACATAGTATTTAAAGACAAGGTATTCTGTACTAATCAACCTATAGTATCTTTTAGCGTTAACAATGGGCAGTATACATCTTCTACTACAACAAACGACTTTATAATTTATGAGTAATCTACACATCTTAAATTTAGCAAAATACGAAGCGCCTATCATTGAGGAATCAAAGAAAAATGAATGGGTAT